AATACATTATCCAAGGATCTATGATCAGGGAAATTTTGAAAGACATCAGTTTTTTTTAATAGATGTAGATCTTTCATTATCTCTAATGTTATAGAATTAGCAGTTGCAGCTATCTCAGGGTTCTGATTCATAATACTTGCAAATAAAGTATTACCCGATCTAGGCTGTGCTACTAAAAAAAATAGTTTTCTATTCTGGTTTGGCTCCGAGGTCATTAGTCAATTTCTCTTTCCTGTTATAGATCATTTCTCCTGATTTTTTAACTCTTTCTATAGTTTGTAATTGTCCTAATACATTAAACACTTCTGGCTGTGATGAGCCTTGTGTTAATGTCTCTGCTTTATTTTTCATAATTTGGTGATAAGATTCTAATTGATGTCTGTTAACATCTTGTGTATCAAATGAACCGTCATCAAATTCTTTTTTTAATGTTGACCATAATTTAATCTCTCTCATTCTATCTCTAGCTACTAATTGCATATTAGCAACTGAATAAGTTTTTTCATCTATATCTATTTGAAGTAATTCTTTTTTTAAAGAATCTTCTTCCGTAAGTAATTTTTCTTGTAATCTTTTTATTTTAACTTCATTACGTCTAGCATCAAATGACAAAGACATTAAATTTTCTAAGAATACATTTTGTTCTCTAACGCACTGCCAATACTTTGAAGCTTTTGTAGGATACTTAGCATCTTGAAGAACAGACATTCTCATTTCTGTTTCAGTTCTAAACACTTGTTTCTTAGTCCAAGTATCTCTAAGCTCGTTTGTTAGTTCTTTAAATTCCTGTACGTCATTAGGGTCTAATAAATTATTTAAGCTAGGAGCTTCTTTTTCTATTAGAGCATGTATATTTCTTTTCTCAGTCATTTTTTATTCCTTTCATTGAATAGATTTAATATAACTACTTAAAATTATAAGTCAAGTTAACTTGAAGTTATGTTTGCAGTACCAGTAGGAACAGTATATTCTTCTGTTGCCGCTGTTATAGGACTTGCACCTCCAAATTTAATTGTAGATGAAGAAGGAGAAGAACTTGAGTATCCCATTAATTGTCTTCCTGCTCCCATAGTTGCTCCTTCACTCCAAGATGTTCCGTTATAATCTAATGTAGTATTTAATTGACCAGGTGTAGCTCCTGGATTACCTCCATAACCAATTGCAAGAGATGATGTGCCTGCGGCACCCATACCTTTACGATTGGCAGGCATGTTTCCTCCTGATGTCCAATTTGTGCCATCATATTCTAAAACAGTATTTGTATTAGGTATACCACCAATGCCTAAAGCAGCTGTCTGTGTTCCAGCAACTCCTTGACTTCTTCTTGCTGTGGGTAAACTAGTTACATTAGTCCAAGAAGAACCATTATATTCTGCAACAGTTGATATAAATCTCGGACCAGGTACTTGATCACCACCTGCAATTAATGATGCAGTTTGAATACCTGCTAATTGTCCAGTAGATCCTGTGGGTGTAGCTAAGGCTCCACCATTAGCCCAATTAGTTCCATCATATTCAAAAGTAGTAGTTGATGCGTAAGATGGAATTGCCGCACCTCCTGCAATTAATCCTGCAGTTTGTGTTCCACACCCCTCTGTATAAGAAAGAGCACCAGGCATTCCAGTCACACTTGTCCAAGAAGAACCGTTATATTCTTCTGTTGAGTTTGTAGAAGTATATCCAGGTGCCAAGTCACCACCCATTTTTAAAGCCGCAGTTTGAGTTCCTGCTCCTGCAAGTTCATAACAAGCTACATTTTCATTACCACCTGCTGACCATGTACCAGTGCCTGCAACACCTGCAACACGTAAATTTTGTGTAGAAGAATTATACCATACCTGACCGTTTTCTGAATTTGAAGGATCTGCAGATAGGTATTTAATTTTTAATCCGGCAATTACGTTGTAGTCGCTCATTATAAATTCCTTACGGTAAAGTTATATTTGATGGTCTACCCGGTGACATAATTTTTTGTTCATCAGTTAATGCGTCCCATTCTGTTTGTGTTTTAGTTGTTTCTGCATCTACAATAGCTTGTGCTTCTGCTTTTGTTTTTGTAATACCATTTTTATTAGCTAACCACACAGCACCTTTTTCATTGTTTCCAATAACCCATACATTTCCTAGATTACCTGAAAGAAAAAAATCTAATCTATCTTGATAGGTAAAAAAATCTTTACCTGTGTTTGTAGCTGTTCCATATATAAATAGTGACATAATTTTTACTCCTTTGTTATTATACTTTTAATTTTATTCATTATTAACTTGTTGTTACTGTTTTTACAGCAGCTGTTCCAGAAAACTCTTCTGTTAATGTATTACTAGGATTACCTCCAAAAATTAATCCTGCACTATTTGAACCACACCCCGAAACAAAACCTCTTCCTGTTGCAATACTAGATATCGTTGTCCAACTACTTCCGTCATATTGTCTTGCTGTTGAATTTGGAGCAGGACCAGGACCTCCTCCAGCAATTGTTGCCGCAGTCTGTAATCCATATCTGGCTGCAATTCCTTCAGCAGTCGGTAAAGCTCCTCCTGCTGTCCAACTTGATCCATTATATTCTTCAACATTTGCTTTAGCACTTCCTGAATAACCCCCAACACATAAACCTGCAGTTTGAGTTCCAATATTATTTCCAGATAATTGATAACGACCTGTTCCTAAGCTTGATTGATTAGTCCAAGAAGAACCATTCCATTCTTCGGTTGATCCTGTTGCTCCTCCACCTTGGGGAGATCCTCCAAACATAAGTGCAGATGTTTGTGTTCCAGATGATCCTACATTACTTCTACCAGTATTTGACGATGTACCACCAGTCCATGCTGAACCATTATATAATTCTGTAGCAGTTGTTGCTGAACCAACCCAACCCATTGTAATTAAACCTGATGTTTGTGTACCTGCCGTTCCCATGGTATATCTTGCACTTCCAACATTTCCAGTTGCTGTCCAAGACGAACCATTATATTCTTCTGTTGAATTTGTTCTGTTATTAGAACTTATTTGTCCAGAACAAGCTAATCCTGTTGTCTGTGTTCCTATTGCACCTAATGCTTGTCTTCCAGTATTTAAAGCTCCACCAGACGACCATGCAAAATTAAAGCCTACTGTTTTAAAAGTATTACTACTTGTATTATACCAAATTTCACCTTCACTTAAAGCTGCAGGAGGATCACTTGATACTGATCTTACATATTTTCCAAATATTTCTTTATAAGTAGTCATAATTTTAAGACGTTGTAATTGTTATGGTAGCTGAATTATTTCTAGCTCTTAATTTTTGTGTAACTGAATTATACCAAATTTGTCCCGTGATAGGATTAGCTGGATCACCTGCGTAAGACCTAATGGCCATTCCTCTGATAGTTCTAAATATACTCATTTAACTCCTTAATTATTTTTTAGAAGCCAACCTTGAGTCCCATCTGTGTAGGCTAACGTAAAGCCGGCTCTTTCTGTTGCTACTGTTAAATCTGCTGCTGAACCTTGTATGGGTTGACTATTACGGCCAACAGTTAAATTATTTGAATCAAATGTTCCTGCATAATCAACAATAGTTACTTCATCACCAATTGATGGTGAACTTGGAAGTGTTACTGTAAAAGCTCCACTTGTTGTATTTGCAAAAATACCTTGACCAGCTACTGCTGTGTAATTGCCTGTCTTAACTGCTTGCCAATCTGTTCCACCTGCTGCTGCGTCTGCAAAAGTAGGAGGGGCTCCAGAACCTGCTGAAGTTAAAATCTGTCCTGAATTTCCTGTTGCTACTGCAACTACTGCACCATTAGCATCATAAGAAATTATGTTACCATCTGTACCATTAGCTAATTTAGCAAGAGGTACTGTTGCATTAATTAATTGTGAACCGTTAATTGTTTTATTTGTAAGTGTAGCAGTTGAAGCTGCTGATACTAATCTAGAATCACCCCCAGTACTAGGAAGCGTTAAAACATTATCGGCACTTTCTGAATGTGGTGCAGCTTTTATTTTTTGGCCGTGTGAATTAGATTCGCAGTTTAATTGAATAGTACCTTGATTTGTATTACCTTTAACAGTTAAGTGACCCGTACCGTTAGGAGCTATGTTTACATCTCCATTTGATACAGATAAAATATTTGCAATTATGGGGTCTGTTAAAGTTTTATTTGTTAAAGTCTGTGTTCCTGTAAGTGTAACACCATCTGCTGGAGATAAAGGTATTTCAATAACGCCAGTGTTAGTTGCAACACCATCAAGATATACAGCTTTATATCCTTTGTCAGTTGCTGAAAAAGTAACCGTGGCTCCTGAACCAGAGATTGCTTTTAACTGTACTGTGTATGCACCTGATGTGCTGTTTTTTATAAAATAAAAAGTTTCTGCAAGAAGAGGAAATGTTACAACTTTGTTTCCTGTAATTGCTTGTGGTGATACTGCACCAAGAATAATAACTCTGTTCTGAGCGGCACCTGTTAAAGCTCCATCTGCTACTAACATATTAGTAGTGTTAGCTCCTGCACCTGCAGCATTTAAAGTTTGAATTTTGAATCCACCAAGCAATTGTTCTGCAAGGTTTAAGTTAGCGTTTGTTTTTGTTCCCCAAGTACCAGCATTTTCGCCGGTTGCCATTAGCTCTACGCCAAGATTTGTAAAAGTTGATGCCATTATTTTGTTCTCCTGTTAGCTTGTTAATTTATATTACTTATATACATAAAGTCAACAATTTTTAAGCATGGGTTATAGTTGTATAACCAGCACTTTGTGTTGCAATAATATGTTTATATCCTAAAGTTCCTACGTTACCCACACTAGATGTTGCTGATACCCCAGTTAAACCCACTACATCCGCAGGTAAAATTGAACCTACCGCAGACGTAGCAGAAACTCCTGTTAATGGTACTCCTAATTCAACAACAAGTGAACCTACTGAAGATGTTGCTGCTACCCCAGTTGGGAATACTATTAACCCGAAGCCAACTGAACCTACTGCAGACGTTGCTGATACTCCAGTTGGTATAATTATTTCAGTTAAAGCAGGGGAGATAGAACCTACTGCAGAGGTTGTTGAAACTCCTGTCAGAGTAAATGAAACATCTATTTGTGGAGATAGTGTTCCAAATCGAGATAATAGTAATCCTTGTCCAACTAATCCTACTGTTTGTGCATCTAATGAGATTGCACCTACTGAAGATGTGGCTGATACTCCGGTTAAAATATGTGCTTCATTAATATTAATTGCACCAACTGATGATGTTGCTGAAACCCCTGTTAATGAAATGAAATTTTCTACAGTAGTTGAAAGTGAACCTACTGCGGATGTTGCACTGACTCCTGCTGGTGTTAAATTACTTCCAGCAAAAATAATTAAACTATTAAGAGAAGTTGAAACTGATTGTCCGGCTAAAGTTAATGAAACATCTGTTCGTGGAGCTAATGCTCCTACTGCAGATGTAGTGGATAAACCTGTTAGTAAATGTGTTTCATTAATATTAACTGCACCAACGGAAGATGTTGTTGAAAGCCCTGTTGGAGTTAATGAAAGATCGGATCTTGCAACGGGTGAACCTAATGCAGATGTAGCTGAAACTCCGGTTAATGAAATAAAATTTTCTACAGCAGTTGAAAGTGCTCCTACTGAAGACGTTGTTGATAAACCTGTTAATGATACGTCAAGAGAGGATTCTCCCCAATTTTCAAAACCCCATGTATCAGAACCCCAACCTGTGACTACTAAATCGTCCTCACCCCACTTGGCTTGGCCCCAGGTGAATCGTCCCCATCCAGACATGGGCTACTCCTATGCTATTCTAAGTATAGCGTTTGATGCGTCTGCTGCTGGAAATTCTATTGTGAAAGTTCCACTTGTTACAGTTTTATCTCCACCAAATGCAATAGCACAAACAGATGGATCATTGGCTGCTGTGTCATTAAAAATTAAACAACCGTTAGCTGTAAAGGAAGCTGATGTAAAAGATACATTAGAAAAATCACATACTGCTGTGTCACCAGATAAAGCCGGTGTTACATTTGTTAACGCTGCACCTTTAGTAGTGTAACCATTACCATTAGCTACTTCGTTAGATGTAGTATACGCAGTTGTTGATTTATTTAGTGTTGCTGAACTTGTGTACAATGCTAGTCTAAAAGTATTTCCACCATTTGTGAAATTGTGAATTGCTCGTAATGCTTCTGTTTTAAAAGTATTACAAACTGCTGATGTTATTGCCATAATTTATCCCCTTGTTAATTTTACGGTGAAGGTGATTTGACTTGTATCCTAACTGTTCCGTCAGTGTAATCGTCTCGTCTTCTTCTCCCCAGTTGCATTCCTGCGAACTGTTGTATTGCAGTTTTATATCTATTTTCATAGTATGTCAACATATCCATTGGACCTTTTAAGTAACCAAATGCCTCAACTAAACAAGCATGTAATAAGCCTTGTGGAAAGTATTGACTGATATAAGTCGTTGTAGTGTTTGCTGATAATCCATCTGTTTGCTTGTTATAATATATTCTAAATATATAATTAATGTCTGGTGTAGGTGCTAAATAAATTGATCCTGAAGTAGTATCAGTTAATCCTGTTGCCCCACCAAACATAGCATAATACTTAGGTTTTCCAGTAACATTTTGACCAGTTAAATCACCTTCTGTACCAGTTAATCTTCCGATATATTCAGCTAAATAAGTTTGATCTTTTTTTTCTAACCAAGTACCGGCTTCAGTAGAGTTAGCTACATTAAATACTTCCACACCTCTTACAAATAAAGCTCCTCCAGGAACTCTTATATTATTTACATTGGCCGCCATCGTCCCTTCGTCTACAAATCTATCGGAATCCATAGGACAATCAATATTAATTCTATGTTCAGCAGACATAATAAAATCATCTATAATAGCTTGAGTAAAAACTCCGTCATCTACTTCTGTGTAGTCTCTAATTGCTGTTGTAAGTGTTGCGTAAGTATATGCCATAATTAAGCTCTATCATTAATGGGTCCGATTGTACATAATAAACCGCCCCCTTTTTCTGTGGACGTTGCATTACTTGCTAAGGTAACATTTACACCATCAAATTGAGTTGTAAATTCAGGTTGACCGGTACCTCTAACTTGTGTTTCATTTAAAGAATCTACTTTATAGGCACCAAAAACTTTAGCCCCGATAGGATGAGTTCCTGCTTTTGTAGGTTGTGGTGAAACACCCCTATAAGGTGCACTTGTTCCTCTAGTACAACCTGTAAAATTCTCAAAGTTTCTTCCTGTATATTCTATTGTTTCATTTTCAAATAAACCTGTAACTGCATTTACTTTTTCTATCATAATAAAACCAGTAGTTGGAAAATGTGTTCCTGTTTGTACAGTAATTGTTGTATCAGTAAGTGTAGCAGCTGTATCCAAAGTTGTAGACAATTCTAGTGCAGGACCTGCAGCACCGGTAACAATAGGTACTCCCCCTACTGGGGATTTTACATTTCTTAGTCTAACAAAATCATTAACTCGTAGATCACCATTTGGAAAATCTATTTTTAAAGTTGTGTTTGCAGCCGTAGTAGTAATTGGATTATCCGGTAAAAAATCTTCTGTTGGAAATTCTGTTCTTGCAGGTCTTGCTCTTTGTAAAGCTTGTGGATCTGCATTAGTTGGTTTAGGTTGTAGTTGTGGTTGTTTAGGTTCGTACTCTGAGTTGTGTACTAAAGCACCATTCCATTCTCTAACCATTTCATTATATGGAAAAGCCATACCTGATCTATCTGATATTGCTAAAGCAAATTTGCCTTGTGCAAAACTACTCATTAGCTAATCCCTGGAAAATATATTTTAGGAGAAATGTAAGTAGAATTAGAAGAACCATCTTCAGACTCAGCTCTTTT